ACTTCTGATTCTAGCCTAACTAGGTGGTATAAAAGCGGTACTAAGTTATGTCCTGCCTGTAGAGGCACAAGTAAGGGCATGACTCCGGAAGAGAAAGTTAATGAGTTTAATGCTTCCCTTACTGAAGTATACAAACCTAAAATAACTATGACCGATTTTATACCTACCAAGAGTAAAAGGAGTTCTTGTATACTCAAGTTCTTAGAATGTGGGCATAAGAAAGAGTATAGAACAGACACTGTGAAACAGATGATGAAGCTAGGAAAAGCACTGAAATGTGATGTTTGCGGCACTAGTACTTCGGCCCAAGAGAAATGGTCAGGTGAGCTATTACCTTATAAAGAGCAAGTAAAATTCTCTTCCTTATTTGAATGTGATAGAGCTTGGATTGCTGATTTTGTAGTAGATAATTTAATTATTGAAGTAACTACTGAATCAAAGTTAGCAAAAATAGACTACCTGACTAACATACAAGAAAAGACTTTGTTTGCTGCGAAGAATGGCTACTCATTAGTTGTTGTTACTTCACTTAATAATATTAAAGATATAGTCCGATCTTTGTCGAAAGATAAAGAGCATTAAGTAACGGCTTAATGCGTAACATAAATGTGGGGTAAGAGCATAGCAGCTATGAGCATGATGTATATGTTGCAATTAAAAACATTGGTTGTAACTACTACTACAGTTATACGAGATATGTGGGCTGAGGAAATTAAACAACACTTTGGTATAGACCCGTGTATTATTGGGGGAGGTAAAGTTATTAATCCAGACTCTCCAATAGCTGTGGGGAACATACAAACAGTAGAGAAAGTCATACAGAAAACGGCGGGGGAGTACGGACTTCTTATTATAGATGAATGTCATCACTGCTCAGCAACTACGTTTACTAAGGTACTTAACGTATCTAGAGCATCTACTAAAATTGGCCTTAGTGGCACACCCACTAGACGTGACGGTAAGCATGTTCTGTTCCAAGACTTTTTCTCATTTAAAAGGTTCATTGGTAAAGATGAAAACCGACTAACCCCTACAATATGGGAGTTCGAGTCAGATGTTTCTATACCTTCAAATGCTATGATACCTTGGGCTGTTAGAGCTAATACCGTAATGGAGGACGAGGTATACATACAAGAAGTGATTCTTATTGCCAAGTGCCTAGAAATGCTAGGACATAGGGTTCTTATAGTGGCGGATCGTGTTGAATTCCTAACAAGAGTTCACGAAGCTTTACCCTATAGTCGAATGATATGTGGCAAGGTCGCCTCTACCGTTGAAGAGCGCAAGGAGGTCATGGACGATATTAAGGCGGGTAGGGCTACCAGCATTTGTGCTACTCAATCTATATTCGCAGAAGGGGTGTCATTAAATGAATTATCTGCATTGGTACCAGCCTCACTTATAAGTGGGGAAGAGTTGCTAGAGCAGCTGATTGGTAGAATACAGAGGGAGTCAAAGACGCATCCTAAAGACCCTATATCGATTGATATAAAAATGAAAGGTAATACTGGCCGAGGTCAGTATTATAAAAGAAAAGCGTTATATGTAAGAGAAGGCTGGGAAATAATTAAACAGTCTAGGGGAAGTTTACTATCTATGGCTAATAAAGCTATGGAATAATAGACTCCCTGTTGTGAAAATAAATTAAATTAATTCTTGACATTTCGCTAAAACTTGCATATAATAGATGTTCAAGTTAAGGAGTCCAAGAATGAAATTCTATAACTATGAGCTATGCTATATATTAGGAGCGGGAGTTCCTAAGAAAATACTATATGCTTATAAGATTCTAGAAGACCAAGGCGGTGAGGATTTTATACTAAATCCAGATGCCGTGCTAAATAGTAACGTATCTGACCTGTTTAAGGCCCAATACTTAGGTTTAGCAGCCTTGAGAAACTATGATGACTTTGCTGAAACGCAAAAGAAAACACTCAGTAGGTCTTTAGTACCTAGCTGGATAAATATAGAGGAGCTATCCTGCAATCCTCTGCTTAAAATAACCGATACCGAAATAATCTTAATTAAGGAATAATATGTTAGAATTTGAAAATTTACAAGGCGAAGCAAAGAAATCAGCAAAAGTTAAATACATGAAGCTTAAAGACGGCACAAACGAGTTCCGAATCGTAGGTGGCATCTTACCTGGCTACTCATACTGGGTGAAGGGAGCTAACGGAAAAGATATTTCTTTTGAATGCCTTCAATTTGATAGAAGTACTGAGGCGTTTAATTCGTCTTTACCAGACCCTATCAAAGAAGCTAATCTTGAAGATGGTAAGGGTAACCCTTTACGTTGTTCATGGAGCTACCGTTGTCAAGTAATTAACCGAGCTACTGGCGAATTAGAAGTTCTTACTCTTAAGAAAGGTATGCTACAAGATATTATCAAGTATGCTAAGAAAAAGAAACTTAACCCTACTAGTTTCGACAATGGTGTATGGTTAAAAGTAGAACGTATCTTTGAAGGCCCTAAAGCTTTCAACGTTAAATACACTGTTGACCCTTTCGAGTTTGAAGCATCTGCTCTTACTGATGAAGAGCTAGCGTTAGTCAAAGACTTAAAACCTATTGACGAAGTGTTTCCTCGCGAAACGCCAGCACAGCAACGCGCTAGACTTAAGACCCACTTAGAAGGTCAGAAAGAAGAAGCGACTGAGTCTGAGGAAGAGTCCACTAAAGAAGCTATCGAAGAACTAGAGTAATACTAAGAAGGCGGCTTTATTGCCGCCTTATTTTTAAGGTAATTAATGGATCACGTATTTGTAGCTGATATTCATATAAAGCTAGGCCAAAAGAATGTTCCGCGAGACTTTCAGACCAGCAGGGTATTGGAACTAGCAAAAGAATTAAACAAGCATTCTGACAAGACACTAATTATTGGTGGAGACTTGTTAGATGTAGCAAAGCCCTCACTAGATGAAGTAGGCTTAATGTATAAGTTCCTAGAAGAACTAGAACACGAAGAAATCATATTAATCCCCGGAAATCACGAGATGGTTACCAAAACTAGGGACTGTTTTGAAAGTATTGAAGAAATGCTAACAAAATTAAATGTAACAGTTATTCGAGAATTTAAGACGCACAAGGGTATTGATTACATTCCGTATAACATTCTAAAACATAAACAGTGGCCTTCGCCACAAAGTAAGTACGCAGTTACTCATGTTAGAGGTGAGATACCTCCCCATGTTAAGCCCGAAATACCACTAGAGCGATTCAGCCAATATGAAAAAGTTCTAGCAGGTGACTTACACTCCCAAAGAAATAGTCAAGCTAACTTGCTATACCCAGGTAGCCCCTACTCAACATCCTTTCACAGAGGTGTTAGCACTGCATCCTACGGACTCATCTTGTTTAATTCAGAAACTGGAGAGCACAAATGGGAGGAGTTATTCTTGCCTCAGCTGCTTAGAATAGGCATTACTAACCCAGAAGACGCAGTTCCTACTGACTTCCACCATACTATATATGAGATAGAAGGTAATGTTGCAGACTTAAGCAAGGTTGAGAATACTGAACTACTTTCTAAAAAAATTGCCAAAGATATAGTAACACCGCCAACGTTAGACCTAAGCGGTAGTATCGAAGACGAGTTGACTATGTACTTTACCAAAATACATAATATGACAGACGTATCTGAGGTAATCACACTATTTAAGGAGAACATAGATGATAGTTATTAAAGAGTTAAAATTCGACAATATGTTCTCTTACGGTACGGGAAATGTTATAAAACTAGACGAGTATCCAGTATTGCAGCTAGTAGGTAATAATGGTGCTGGCAAGAGTTCAATACCGACAATACTAGAGGAGTTGCTCTATAACAAAAACTCTAGGGGTGTTAAGAAAGGCGACATTAAAAATAGATATGTAGACGATACTTACTACTCTGGTAGTGTTAAATTTACCATGGACGGCTCTGAGTACGAGCTTAGTAAAATGGTAAAGTCTACCGCTTCTATTAAGTTGCTCAAGGATGGTGAGGACATTTCCGGCCATACAGCCACTCAAACATATAAAATGCTTGAGACCGAAATACTACAGCTTGAGTTTAATACTTTTAGTAAGTTAGTGTATCAATCCATGAATAGCTCACTGGATTTCCTAAAGACTACGGATAGCAACAGAAAAAAGTTTTTAATATCGTTACTATCTCTGGAAAGGTATGTAATTATACACGACAAGCTTAAAGAGTCAGTTAAGGACGCTAAAAGCTCCCTAGATAACTTGAAAGGTAAAATTGATTCTGTAACAGAAGCTATTAATAGTGTTAAGTTACCTCTAGAGATGAAAGAAGTTCCTACAGTTCCAGAAGTAGACCAAGACCTACTTACTAGAGCAGCGGATATTAAAGCTAAACTAGAGGATGCTGACAGAGTTAAAAAACTGATTCAGAGACAGGAAACCCTAAAAGTTAAATTAAACAAAATCAAGAACGAGGCTATAGAAGAGGCTGAAGAGCCTATAACTAGTGAA